CCACCTACATCACCAGTATCAGGAACCTCAGGTGGTTCAACTTCTGGTGGCGGTTCAACTTCTGGTACAGGTGCTTCTCTTGTTATTATTAGTTGCTCTGGTTCATAATTCATTGCATCATAAGAAGGAACCCCTGCATCGCAATAAACTACGACACCATCGGGGTCATCCTTCTCTAGATTTTTGTTCTTCATTATACTGTTACTGTTCTGCTCATGTGCTTCTACACATCCAGGTATATCAATAACAGGAACCCCTATCATATCAGGACTTGCTACTGGTCCGTAGATAGGGATTGCAGTAGGAGGATTGTCAGTCAACCATGATGGTGGCATGAAAATCGTTGTTGTTCTGATTGTAGGAACATTGCCACCATTTATTACTATAGTGGGGATTGTCATTAGCAGTCCTTGCTCATTTCCTCTGCCATATTGCCACCTATCTCTGCACCTTGGTTACCACCAAACATTGCTACCCATCCTGCTGCTACCCATCCTACGAATGGTATAGTGCTAAGACTAGGTGCTGCTGCTGCACCAATACTAGTACCAACTACTCTACCTGTACCTTCTCCTGATCCTATTGCTTTGATACATGCGATTCTTTCAGCACCTATCTCTGCTGCTTGACCTTGAGTCAAACCTGGTGGATTGTCTATCCAAGATCTGTTGTTAGATACAGGACCGCCTTGGTTAGTTTTACCATCCATGAAGTACTCTTCAGTGATTTGAGTAGTATTGTTTGCTAAACCTAAGAATCCTGCTTTCTCTTTAATATCTTTAGTGATGAATGCTTTCTTAGGATCGTTTGCTGAATATGAAATAGCATATCCCTCGTCTGACACACTTACCTTATATGATGTATAAGGACCTACAGGTAAATCCACTGATGGTAGTGGTGCTTCTTTTGTTCTTGTTGCAATATAACCTATCATTCCCAGATGTGAGACAGCGAATAAACTGCCTACTACACCGAATGATATCCATTTCCACTTATTCATTTTCCTAATGGACTAGTTGGGAGAGGTAATGCGGGACCTGTTACGTCTGGTAATGATCCACCTACCATACCTGGTATGGCATCACTTACAGCAGACATAACTTTTTCTTTGACCGAATCTACGATGGCATCCTTTTGTGTATATAGATATACACCACCGCCAACAACGGTAAGAGATACAACGCTAGACGCAATAGCAAGTACATTGATAATTTTTTGCATGATGTTTACTTAGAATCTGGGACGATTTTCACAGGACCTGATTCAATCCTGATAGTTTGTGCGGGAGCAGTCTCTGATGCCTTAGCAATAAGGAACTCCATATCCTTCTTACTTATGTTAGCACTGCTGTCAGGATCACCTGGTTTCTTTTTCTTACCCCCAGTTTGGACGCCAAAAGTTGCTAGTGTACCTGTAAAGACGCTGGCTATGAAAGTTGGATCAATCTTTTCTCCTGCATCATAACCTGGTATTTTAACGTAGTTCAAAGTTAAAATTCCTGCTGACCAGATGAGAACGATTACTCTTATTAGAGTTGCCAAGTATGCCAGTTGCTCTTCTTTATCTTCAGCAAGTTCTTTAAACTTACCTAGAGGTCCTTTCGGTTTCTCTTTTACTTCTGCCATAATGTTTACTTTTACTCCTTATTATCTATAACATATAGATTTCCACTTATTGAGATGCGTGTATTGTCTGTTGTATAGAAGGGATTGACTCCATGATTGAGTCTAGCAGGGAAGAATACTATCTTCCATTCCCATGTTTTATCTACATTTATATACGCTGTATCTAATCCACCAAGTGCTGTATTGTATTGAAACATGAATGACGCTGTTTCATTTCCACTAGTTTTAGGATATCTTTTTCTTTCCTCTTCTAAGTCATATGGTATATGAACCCAGATGACAAAGGAGAATATTCCACTGTGTATATGTAGAGGATTGAAATCATATCTCTTTTGATAGTTTACCCATAGTCTTTTTAGTTCAAAGTCACTATTGTTTATATCATGCATTTTCTCTGCCATACCCATAGCAGGTTGAAAACCAAACTGATTAACGTATTCATATGAAAGGCATCTAGTAAAAGATTTAATCTCCTTAGTTAAAGGTAGATGCCACTCTTCTTCTAGATGACCTCTTAGAGAGTCTCTAGCATCATTCTCAGAAGACTTCTGCAGTTCATACATACTCTTCTGTAGTTCTGCTACAACAGGAGATGGAACTTCTGCCAATAGATATCCAGGTGATTTTAACCACTGGACGTGATACTTAAAATCACTCATTCTGTAGTGCGTTTCTTTCCTATATTATATTTTGATTCTAATGTCCACTCACCTTTCTCTTTATATGCTATAACTTTGATTTGACTTAAAGGTGCGACTTCTTTTATTTCTGTTTCCTGTACGATCTCTACGAGACCCCAATCAGATAATAGTTTGATAATTCTATTTCTTCTTTGTACATCATTGTCTGATAGGTTTGCTTTCTTTCCGTCTAATGCAAATAGTTCTTTAAAATGTACAATGTAGTATTGTCCTTTCTTATGGAGGATATGACATGATTGATAAAGTTTTCTCTCTTTACGAGATGCTACCCCTATCCTTGTAAGTGTTTCACGAACTTTCAAAAAATCATCAGGTTCTTTGAGGTTCACTTCAATCATATTATCTTTAGTCCATTCCACTTCATTCATCTTCTCTTACCCCCTTTGTTCAGTTTGGATTTAATGTAGTCTAGTTGTGTAGGAGATAGGATGTGTAATGCTTGCTTTGCCTTTTCATTACTATAACCATAGTATTGTTTGACAACATCAAGATCTTTCACCTTATCCTGCTTACCCCAAGGAGAAAATCTCTTCCTAGGTCTGACTATATGTATATAAAAATCATACTGTAAACGACTAGGTATATCATGTTTCATATTCATTTCATTGGCATACAATACAGTATCCAGATGATGTGACATACACTTATTGATGATGTAAGGAGGATAGTTCTTTTCCCATCCAGGATCATCAGTGTCTAGTACACTCTTCTTATTAAGGTTGATAGAGTTGAGGTATGCCGATAGGGGGTACCGATCATCATATGACATAGTTTCTTAGAAGAAGTTCTTTACGTTGTTTTTGATTTTCAATATAGTTTGCATCGCTATGTCTCAGAGAATATGTGTGCTCGTATGTTGATGCTGTCCATCCTTCAAACCTATCTTCAATTATATTGCTGTCATTATAAGATATCAACTGGTCAATGTCACACTTCATACAATCTTTAGCAAACAACTCATGACTAAATCCTTTGTGCATATCTCCTTTAGTTCCATAGAGATTAGACTTGATCTCATATGGAGGATCTAGATATAAAAATTTAGTAGTATTAATCTCAGTGAGATTATCAGGTGACAACAATCTCTCGTATGAAAAATTTGTTATTGTCCAGTTCTGAATCAACTTACTAAACTCAGGAAGATACTTTATACCATGTGCAGTAAAGTTTTGTTTAGATGCTAGTTTACTAAATGATGAGTTCATTGACAATCCACTGAATGAGCATTTGTTTGTAACATAAAATGCAACTGCTCTACCCATTGGTGTAGTCTCTGTAAGAGGTTTCTCTAGATACTCTTTCTTTTCGTAGAAAAGATTACGATCTGTATATCCTTCTGAGTCAGAATGTTCTTCCTTAAGTTCTAAAAGTTCAGTCATTAAGTCTGGTACATTTCTCTGAAGTACTCTCCAAAATTGATATAGGGGTTCATATAAATCATTTACCCATATATCCAAGTGAGGATATATTCGAGAGATATGGATTGCCACAGAACCTCCACCTAAGAAGGGTTCACGAAACTCTTCATAAGCATTAAGATCTGGTAGTTGTTCACACAACTTTGCAAGTGCCTTTGACTTGCCACCAGGATATCTTAGAGGTGTCTTATTGTATGCCACTGTAATCAGGATAAATTTCAGGACCTGGCATAGGTGCGTAGTATCCTTTAGGACCTGTGCCTTTGGGTATCTCAATCAGTGCTTGAACTGCTTCGTCAAACCACCTGTTCATTGACTTTGCCATAATACGATAGGATGTACCAACATATAGTTGACCACCTACAACAGCAACTGCTGTGGCACCCCAGAACCAGTAATAGAATCTGGACTTCATTTGTGCCCTAATCTTTTCACGTTTTCTCATAAGTTTGTTAGTCATCATGATCATCCCAAGGATCTGTTAAATCCTTATTACTAAAAAATGCTTTGGTTGCACCATAGATTGTCAGGATTATAAATGCACCTGCTATGATTGCAACAAACTGCCCTGTCTGTCCTAGACCTGCAAAGTTACCATGCGGTATTATTGTGTCATAACACTTTGCTATTTTTTCTGGATCATTCCAAGTACCAGGTAATGTGTATACTGGTGGGCATGATAGAAAAAGATTCATTTAAAGTTACACTCCATCATAAGTTGAGTAAGACATGCAAGAAGGTTTACTTCTTGATCTGCTACGAATGCAGATTTGTATTGGTAGTCTGCAATAATTAGAACTGCTGCTGCAGTGCTAGGACCATCCATTACACTTGTCAAGTTATCGTATAAGTTACGCATGATTGATGCAGGGTCTGAATCTAGATTCTGTTGTACCCATGCTTTCACATCATTGAACTTCTTATCTCTCATACTATCTACGAGAGTATCGATCTTGGCATCACCGAGTGTTGCTAGTATCCCTGTATCTATGCCACCTGTAGAAGCATAGCGTTGTAGTTCGTTTAGTGTTCTCCTAAAGTCAGGAAAATACTTTTGGATTACTTCTGCTACAACTTTGTTATTGAAAGCGACTTTCTCTTTAGTAAGAATGTCACGACACCTGTTAAAGAACTCACCCGCTAGAAGTTGTTTTGATTTACCACGAACATTGAAATCTATTACAGTTGTTCTACTGTGTAGAGGTTCAATAATCTTATTCTTGAAGTTACAAGTAAAGATAAAACGACAGTTCTTTTGGAATGTTTCTATCGATGCCCGAAGTAAAAGTTGTACATCTGGGGTAGTGTTGTCTGCCTCATCGATGATAAGGATTTTGTGCTTTGCTCCACCTGTAAGAGATACAGTCGCAGCAAAGTTTTGTGCTTGGTTTCTAACGGTATCGAGGAATCTCCCCTCGTCCGATCCATTGATAACATAGAAGTCTGCTCCAAGTTCATTACAAAGTGCTTTCGCAATAGTAGTCTTACCTACTCCTGCTGTGCCAGACAAGAGAAGATTAGGTATCTCCCCCTGCTCAACAAAACTAGAGAAGGTATCTTTCACATTCTGTGTGAGAATACAATCCTCTACTTTCTTAGGACGATATTTCTCAACCCAGAGAAAATCATCATGCATTTGGTTCTAGTGCAATAAAGTATTTGATACCGTTGCCTTGAAACTTAGCAACGTTTTTACTACTGATAGATACGTCATACGCACCTGCAAGTAGTTTTAAGTTTTCTACTCTGAAACAGTAGCAGAAATTCTCAGTTGTAGTTCCTACATTGACAGAGAAGTTATTAGAAGTTTCGTTCTTCTTATCTGTCACTGTTAGGTTCATTGTCTCTCCATCACCAAACAGACATAGGTCTGGTAGTGCATAGATAGATGCTGCCTTATTAAGTTGCCTTAGAGTTTCAGCATCAAGATGGAAAGATACATCATATTCCTTAAGTTCTATTTCTTTCTCTGGTGCCTGAGTAATAATATCAGGGTCAGCATAAAAATATCTGGTCTTAGAACGACCCTTACCATCTGTAATAGTTACATAGGTACTGCTAGTTGTATCGATCTTTGGTTGATCTAATAGTGTTAGTCCATTAATAAACATACCCAGATCGTAAATAGCAATCTCAGAATCAAATGCTTCTTCTACATTAGCAATGGCAAGAATATTCTTGTTAATGCTAAGGGTTGCTATCTGATTTCCTGGTTTGATTACTATTGATTTATTGATAGTACAGAAGTTTTTTAAGATTTCAACTGTTCTAGGTGTAATGTCAATCATTTCTTTGCTAGACGTTTTAAGTGTTGGGTAAGTTGGAATAGTTACTGTCATTGTTGTTTTGATTAAAATGGTAAAGAAGAATGGCATAGTGCATAATCTTTAGCATATCATCTTTGGGTGTACCTTTACGATCATATCGAGAGGCATACTTCAAGATGTTACTGCGACAGAATGCTTCTGCATCACCAACCGCTTCGATTAGGTCTAGGGTTTGAATATTCCCAGAAGAATAATGGCGGTCATATGTGGAGGACACATAAGACCGCACTTCGTCAAGGATCACATCTTCATTGTATTTCATTATATACCGAGAAGTTTTCTCATTCTCAGTATACAATGCTTTTCAATCTTTGTCAACTATTTTCTTCATTCTCCATATCTTCACCTGCATCAACCTTAGTATAAAGGTCAAGGAATGATTGCTTGGTGTCCTCATCGAAACGTGAGATGCAGTTTGTTACTGCTGTCAAACGATTACCGAAGATAGCAAATGCTTTTGCAATGTGAACTAGACGACGTGTAGTTACAACTTCGTCAACACCACCATCATAGAATGTCTTACGGATAACACCTGCCCACTTGATTAGGTTCTCTGTGAAGTCTTTGTCACAACCATTAGCAAGAAGAATTCTAGTCTCAACTGATGCAGATGGATACTCTTGCTCAAAGGTTACAGGGAATCTCTCAAGGAATGCTTCGTTAAGAACATTAGTACCTACGAATCTACCATCCTCAGAACCTTTACCTTTGGTGTTAGCAGTTGCGATTACATTGAATCCGTCTGCAGGTCTGACATACTTACCGATCTTCTTAAGGAAGACACCCTTACCTTCTAGTACAGATTGTAAACATAGAATCTTGTTAGATGCTAGGTCGATCTCGTCAAGTAGTAAGATAGCACCACGCTC